ATCCTGATTTAATTTTTCACCATCTGCTAACATATTTCTTATGTATAAAACTTCTTGGTGATCAGCTTGATGAAATACATCGTACCATTCTTTGTCTCTACTCCAATCCCCTGAGTGTAAGATGTATTCATTAATATCATTTATTTCTGTTTGTTCTATCGGCTCAAACATTTTCCATTTCGTGTAGGACACAGCTGCTTTGTATAAAGCAACTGCAAAACTTTTTCCCTTGTTACTTTGATAATAAATATTTTTTCTTCGTAGTTCTTCCATGATATTAAGTAAATTACTTTTAGTTCTTGAAAGTATGAGCCATTTACCTTCTTTTAAATTGACTTGTCCTAAATTATTTATGTAATTTGTTTCACCTTCAAAAGGTCTTGGTAAATATTTCTTATGTTTCCTGATGCCTGCTATACGATCCAAGGGAACGTTTGATTGTTCTTGCACAGCCTTAGATATTCTACGTGAGTATTTTAATACGATCTCTCTCGCAGGCTCATTGATAAACCTAGTCACGTCAGCTCCAGCCCAAGCATATATGGCCTGGTCATCATCACCGGCTAGGTATAGGTGTTTAGTTTTAGTTTTAAGTATGTCTACCAGTTTCCATTGTAATGGAGATAAGTCTTGTGCCTCATCAATAAAGATAGCCTCAAGTTCCGGTATCTTGTCTCGTTGTTCAATAACTTCTTTTATTAAATCATTAAAGTCTAATAACTCATTTATTGATTTAAATCTTTTTAAGTTGAGCCGTATGTTATTCAACGAAGTCCAGTCAATTTGTTTTCTATCATGTTCGTTTCGATCATACAAATCTCGCACAGGGATATCTAAGTTAATTGCCTTACCTATCATTTGAAAATAAGGATTGTTACATGTTAAGAAATGAGTTTCTTCTTCGTTATATTTATCAGAGTAATTAACACGAATACCTAACAACTCTCCTAACTCTTCGTAGTGATAGGGTTGCATTATTTTTTCTTCAGTTAAACCTAATAAATGAAAACAAAAAGCATGTATAGTTTGAAAGTATGGAACCTGTTTTTCAGATACGTTTACTCTTTCTCTAGCTACCTTCGATGCTTTTTTTGTAAACGCAAAGTATCCTATTTTATGATAAGGTGTCCCTGTCCTGACATAGGCTTTGACTCTTCGTAATAATCTATGAGTCTTACCCGTTCCAGGTGGACCAAATATTTTAGTGATCTTGGCCATTGGTCTTCTGAAACGTGTCTACTAATTTTCCTTTGTAACCAAAGGTTCCATAATGTGTTGTTTCTCCATCAACCAAAGCATGAAATTTAAAACCTGCTTCTCTTGCTAAATCACAAAACTTAACATCTTCACCTATCCACATGCCATCTTTAAATTCTGTTTCCCAAAAGTTGTAAAGATATTTAGCAGCGTCTTTAGATATGGCACTATAATTTTTTATGTGTAAGTCAGGATGTTTAGACATTAATTGTTCGTAAACTTTTCTATGAATTAAAGTTAAACCTGCAGGGCCTCTTTTTATTTCTGTAACTCCTTTGTTGTCAATATTAATATTTTTATGGTCTTCAAAGTTAACTGAATATTTTACAGAGTTGTCTTGAGTTTTCTTTCGATAAGGACAACAGATAAAATCTTTTTCTGCTATTATTAATCTACCAACTACGTCTGGTTCAAAAGCTACATCAGCATCTACAAACAATTGATAATCAAAACCTGATTGTAAAAATAATGCTGTCAATACGTTTCTTCCATAACCAATGTAAGGACATTTAAATGTATTTATTGTTGTTTTTATCTTTGCTGTGGTGAACTTATCAAATAATTTTATTAATGATAAGCATGTGTCTACGTGCATCTGATCGTATGCAGGTAGTGATACACATATACTAGGTACCTTTTTCGTCATACTATATCTCCTTTGTTTTCTATTTCTACTTTTTCTTCTGGTATTTCTTCTTTCTCTAATCCTTCAATTGAAATCTTGACTACCCTTATTTGTGGAAAGGATTCTTGATTTTCTTTTTTAGGAAATCTTTTTTTACAATCAAAGTCTGCTTTGAATAAACTTCTCATCATGTGACCTGTACGCGCTCTGTCTGCTTTCCAATCACCTCTTCTTAGTTCATCATAAAATTTTTGAAAAACAAAATAATAATATTCATCGTCTTTGAGAACTGATCCACTTTCAAACGCTGCATGTGTTTTAGCAACCGGACCATTTACATACGCCACTAATTCTTCTTTTAATATTTCACCAGGGTTGGTGCCTACAGGTGGTGGCATATCTTTTTTGGTAGCCCACAAACCATCTAATATTTTTTGAAAATCATGTTGTTTAATTATTGGTGGAAATATATTTGTATTGTCTGCAACTAACTTACGCATCTGTCTTACTTCATCCATCTTGCTTATGTTCTTTGCATGCACCTGAACTACATCGTTGTTACCAAGTTCTACGTCAAAGAAATATTCTGGATCTGGTCTGTAAGTTATTTTAATTAAGTTTGACAACTGAGGCCAATGTGTATCTCTATTACTTCCTATACCAAATTTTCTTTTTATACATGCACCCTTTGCACAGTAAGCAGAAATAGGTAAATCATAACAAGTGTGGCCGGCAGTATCTTTTTTCCAAAACTTTATCTTTTCTTCTACCTTACTATCGCCCCATATCTCATCATATTGTATATAATTTCTAGCTGCTTCTAATACTCTTTTAGCCCAAGACTCTTCCCATTTCTTTTTTGCAAACACCATGTAGTTAAATAAAAATCTATCTCTTTCATCTTTTAGTTTGATCCCTGATTCCTGTACCTGTTTACAAATCATCTGTAAACATGGAGGACCATCTTTTAAATCATCCGGGCCACCTGTTAAAACTTCGTCTACTTTTTTCTTTATTAATTTTTGTAATGTTTCTTTTGTTTGCAAGTTTGCTTTTACTACTTGTAAGAAATCTTGTAATTCTATTTCAGTGCCATCAGGTTTTAATGCTTTACGTTCTTTACTACGGAAGTACGGTAGGTTTATAAAACTACCTACAGTCTTTTCTCCGTTTTGATTTTTACCTAGTTTAGTTTGTTTAGGATATATTTCTGTCTTGGATGATAACCCAAACAAAAATAATAAATTTTGTAATACTTCTCTAATTAAAACAGCAGGTACTTTTTCTTCTGTAAATATATAGATATGTAAACCACCACTTTTAGATTTGATAGGGACAACAGGCAGTTGTTTATCTTCAATTACTTTTAAAAATTTTTGTATTTTAAAATCTGCATAGTTAGACGGATCAACATCTATTGCACCAAAAGAACAGGTGCCTTCATCATCACAAGGTTGTAGTCCTATCGAAACTTTTCCATTTAAATGCTCATCATAATCTTTTTCAGTGATGGGTCTATGAGCCCATCCATAATCACCTGGATCTATTTTTAACTTACCACTTCGTTCATCAATGTATCCATTGTCAACATTGCAGAAACCAAAGTCTCTAGTTAATCCTGTAAAATACTTTCTAAATTCTTCCATAAAAATAAGGGCGTTTCCACTCTCGCTTCCACGCCCTTCTCGCAAGTGTTACTCCACGGTAACTCTGTTATACAATGTCTCCAGTGTTAGAAGATGATTCGTATTTAGGTTTAGCTGCACCTTTAGATACGGTCTTCTGAAGTTGCTGTGCTACTTCATAGATTGTTGCATCCTCTTGATTACTGATATCAAGATTTCTCACTCTTGATGGTTTGTAGACATGCCAGCTTTTACTACCTGCTGTTCTGCCAACAGTTTTCAAATTGTAAACTGCTGCATACGATGCAGGGTTGAAAGAACCTTTGTCATCTGAGAATCTTAGATTCTTGATCAGATTGTTAAGCTCTCTAGCTGGAGAAAGGTTTGACGATCTCATTGGAATGACCGCTGGTTTAACTTCACCATCTACCATTGCCAACACATAGAAGTATGCAGTCTTCTCAACATAGTTACCATTTGGTAATCTATATCTACCATTCTTTTCTTCTTTTGCATCAGCTGGAATATCGATGTGAGTTCCAACAGGAGCAGAAG